AGCCATGTCGCAGGGTGCGGGATGAATTGCGGGTCATCCGAAAACTTGAAACGCTTCACGCCGCCGACAATCTCATCCGCACTGGCCTTCTTGATTGCCGCCTTCCAAGCCTTAGCCGCAGCGCCCTTGCTAACCTTGCGAGGGTAAGCTTCCCAAAACAAATCAAAACCATCACTCCCCCTAGAGGGGGGTAGGGGGGTGTTCTTTTTATTCTGGTTCTGGTTATGGTTCTGGTTAGCATTGCCAACGGATTGCGACTGTAATGCAAACGCATCGTGTCCGTCATTGTTTATCAGTGACTTAGGATGTTCGCCTGCGTTCCATCTTGTCTCCGCAGAGCGTCTGTTCTTTTCACTTTTCAGACGCGCATCGTCGCGTTCGCGCTCAATTCTCGCGTGCTTACCATCGGGGAAAAACTCCATAATGGTAGGCCCGTGACGCGACCATTCCTTCACGCTCATGCGTGTTATCCGCGCCAGCTTTTGCGCGTCATTAGGGATCGACCCGGTGCGCCAGTAGTGGGCGATTAAGAGCAAATAACCGCCGTGTTGAATGGCAGTCAGGTGCGCCGTGTCCCCGAGATAATCGCCCCAATACATCTTCATGTAGGGCAGGGACATTGTGTCACTCCGCGAGGGCGTTGTTCAACTCGTCTATAATGTTGGCCTCATGTTGAGCGAAGCCGGGGTGTTTCCTTAGTTTGTCGTAGTGCAACCCCATTTGAACAAGTACGCGGATGGCCTCAACCTCTGCTTTTATGCGCTGGTCAAAGCGAAAATCCTCTATCTCTTGGTACAAATCGGCGGGGAAAATGACGCTTTTACGCTTTTCGGTGTCTTCCATGACAGCCTCCTCCTATTAGCCAATCATCTTTAGCACCCTATAAAAAAATGTTCAAGTAGCTCTTGACAGGCGTTTTGAATAATTGTTCAATCTCGATTGGGAGGTTTGGACATGAAGCATCCAATACATGTGCAAGAGGAGCTAACGGCGCTTTCAAAGCTCGATAAGCTCTGTGCGGCGTTTCATCACAATCTGAGCGAGAACATAGACGATAGGAACCTTTTCGTCAGAGGCATACTTGCCGACTTGCTCACAGCAATCACCTTTGCCCGCTCTGACATTAAGTGGCGGCGCATTGACATAGAGAGAGGCGAATATGAGCGACTTTGATCCAGCTATTCGACGCAGCGCATGGTGGGCTACCGACAGCCGCAGAGCCGTTAGCGGTGGCCTTGTAGACGTTCTGCTAGAGAAGGCACAGCGCAAAGAGCCTGACGATCTATCGGCCATTGAAGCGGTGCAGATGGGTAAAACCATCCAGCCGTTCTTGGGCAAGCTCTTTGAAGAACACTCAGGCATTGGCGTGCGCGACCTAGACATTGCTGCAACGCACAAGAAAGAGCCTTGGCTCCGCGCTCACACTGACTTTGAGACGGCAGACGGCGGCATTCTGGAAACCAAGAACTATCACGCGCAGGCCATTAACAAGTTTGGCGAGATGGATGAAGCGCCGCGCTTGCCGCCTGAAGACCTGATCCAGTGCATCCATGAGGCTACCGTATTCAACAAGCCTCACGTTTGGTTTGCAGTCCTGTTTGGTGGGCAGCGCTTCCGTTATTGGAAGATCGAAGTCACCGATCAGATGAAGGATGACTTTATCAAGCAAGCCGCCGAGTGGTGGGGCATGGCTCAGACGGGCAACATGCCTGAACCTGAGACAACTGACCAAGCCCGCGCTCTCTACTCGCAGAGCCGTGAAGGTGAGGTCATCGCCACCGCTAAGCTACAGGAGGCTTGCCTTGCCCTGCGCCAGATTAAGACGGCGCTTAAGGAGCTAGAGGATAAGGAGGAGGTTCTCACTAAGGCTATCATGGCTACGATGGCTGATAAGGACACCCTCATCACCATCGACGGTACAATCCTCGCTACATGGAAGACAGCTAAGGGCAGCAAGCGCTTTGACGCTAAGTCGTTCGAGACTGCCATGCCTGACCTTTACAACCAGTTCAAACGCGACATGCCGGGTTCTCGCCGGTTCCTATTGAAAGGTGAAAAATGAGCAACATCGTTCCTTGGAATGACCAAGAGCGCATGGCTACTGCTATCGCTAAGTCCGGCCTGTTTGGCATGAAAGACCCGACAACGGTCTTAGCCCTTATGGCGGTCGCACAGGCTGAAGGCCGTCATCCTGCATCAGTGGCTAAGGACTATCACATCATCCAAGGCCGTCCGGCTCTGAAGGCTGACGCTATGCTGGCGCGGTTCCAACTGGCTGGCGGCAAGGTGGAATGGAAGGTCTACACAGATGAGAAGGTCACAGGCGTTTTCACTCACGCGCAGGGCGGCAGTCTGGAAGTCACTTGGACGATGGCGCAGGCAAAGAGCATTGGCCTTGGCGGGAAAGACAACTGGAAGAATTACCCGCGTGCAATGCTACGGGCGCGTGTACTTTCTGAGGGTATCAGATCAGTCTACCCGGCTGTCCTTGTTGGCGAATATACGCCGGAAGAAGTCCAAGACTTTGACGTTAAAGAAACCAAGACGATACAAGCGACTGCGGTCGAGATTGTCGATGAGCTAATCGAAGAAGTCGCAGGCGAATGGGCGCTTTATGTGCCTGACGCTGACGGCTCAATGAAGCTCTACAAAAACTGCGCCGACGATAACGAGTTTATGTCTGAGTACGCTGACCTCGTTTCTAAGATCGACGCAAGCAAGAAACTTGCAGCAGTGGAAAAAGATCAAAAGATGAAACTGCTGGAAGAAGTAAACATGAAAACACTAACAGCATTGAGAGAACAGCATGGCTCAGCCGCCCCGTGAACAGCGCCCCGGTCAGGGCGTTCTATTCATCAACATCAACAAGCAAGGCGCACAGCCTGATTACAAAGGCACGCTTACGCTGGATCAGGACTACCGCGCTGGTGAGCAGATACAAATCTCTGGTTGGAAAAAAGACACCAAGATTAATCACCTCATTAGCTTGTCGGTAAACAACTATAAGAAAGAACAATATCCCAAGCCGGTTGTGCAAGATGACAACGAGGTTCCTTTCTAATGGGAAAATCTCAACGCACTAAGGGCGCGACATTTGAACGTGAGATTGTACGCGCTCTTAAAGAGATGGGTTATGACGCTGATCGTAACCTAGATCAGTGGCGTGATGGCGGTGGAGACATTCGGTTAGATCACTGGATGATCGAATGTAAACGCCGCGCAAAGATCAGCATCTACGAATGGATGGAACAAGCTGTGAAAGCAGCCAACGATCAACAGGTGCCAGTTGTCGTAGCACGCGGCGATAACAAAGAAGCACTGGCTATTCTCCGCTTCCGCGATTTTCTGGAGATATTCCATGTTATCGAAACTTACGCGAAAACTCTTGAAACTTTGGTGGACGGTATCGAAACCCCGACCATCAACTGAAATAAAAAGACTGCAAAAAGAATTGGCGACTGCACGCAAACAGCATCGCCCAACTCGCCACATTCAAGCACGCATCAAGGCTATCACAACCATGCGACTAGAAGGCCAGCAGTGCCGGTTTGGTCGCTGACAAGGGGACAAAAAATGAAACGAGTTTTTGTTGCTACCGTCACAGCAGGGTTGCTTTACGCAACGGCAGCGTGGGCGGCTTGTACGACCAACACCTATTTCTACAACGGTAAGATGGTGACATGCACGACATGCTGCAATTTTGGCAACTGCACAACAAGCTGCTTCTAGCCATGCCGCAGGAAAAGCTCAGTCTTAACAAAGTGTTATTGGCTAAGACCGAGCGCAAAGGCGTACTGTTCGTGAGGTCGCGCCGCTTTGAATGCAAGTGGATGTACGATTACACGGACATATCCAAGGCAAGATGCTGTGGCGAACCTGTCATTGGCATCTCGTCATGGTGTGAAGAACACCGGGGACTTGTATACAGGAATACACAACAGAAGGACTGTGGGTAATGGTGGATAACGTGAAGGTGTTTATAGCGACCCCTATGTATGGGGGACAGTGCACCGGGTTCTATATGCAGAGTATCTTGCAGCTACAGCAGACGCTCTCCATGCGCGGCTATCAGGTCGCTCTCAGCATGATGTTTAACGAAAGCCTCATCACGCGAGGGCGTAATGCTCTGGCTCACCAGTTCTTGAAGACAGACTTTACGCATCTGCTCTTTATCGACGCAGACATTCGCTTCGACCCTGAACAGGTCGCGCTACTGTTTGAGGCCGATAAGGACGTTATCTGCGGTATCTATCCCAAGAAAGAGATTAACTGGCATTCGGTAGAACAGGCCGTAAAGGCTGGCGTTCCTACCGATCAACTCAAGCACCACACAGGCTCTTGGGTTATCAACCTCGTCAACTATCAGGCCACCGTAGACGTACCTCAGAACGAGCCGCTAGAGGTTTGGGCTGGCGGCACGGGCATGATGCTCATCAAACGTGAGGTCTTTGAGAAGATGAAGGAATGGGTGCCTTCATACCTCAATGACGTTGTGGACCTTCACAATACCATGCAGCCGCGTGAGCGCATTGCCGAGTACTTTGCCACCAGCATTGAACCCGGCACTGAGCGCCTACTGTCAGAGGATTACCACTTCTGCCGCGTATGGCGTGAGAATGGCGGGCAGATATACGCAGCGCCTTGGATGGACTTAGGCCACGTTGGCACTTACGTTTTTGAGGGGCGGCTTCTTCAGACTAGCTAACATCTTCTTAGCTGCCGCTTCGATCCGCGTAATGCGGTTAGTCCACCCTTTACCAAAGGTTTCCCAAGTCGATAGCTGTTTGAGAAACTGCAACCTCTCCTGACAAATCTGTTCGATCAGTTCTTCAGGATCACGTTGCTGGCAAGCCGCTAACGTCTTGGGGCCTATGATACCGTCAGACGGCACATTCAAAGCCTGTTGCAGAAACTTAGCAGCGCGTGTCGTGCCACTGTTTACCGCAAGGTCAAAGACAACAAGATCAACGCCAACAGGCAGTTCATCACCCCTGACACGATTCCAATAGTTTGTGCGGTATATCGGCTCAACGTCTTTGATCGTAAGGGCGCGCATCTCATCATCTGTAACGTGCCTTCCAAGCCATTGTTCATACGTTGCGCGGGTCACGCCAAGGTTGGTCATGCCGCCGGGGTCTTTAGGGTTGTTAGCAAAGCCGCCTTCTTCTTTCAGCGTCAACGCTAAGCACTGTTCAAAGTTTCCCCTCATCTCGTCAGACCTTTGTATTTTTCCCAAGAACGCATACCAGCCAAGCCAAGCATACCAAACGTCATGCTCATCAAGGCATCCGCATTAAACGAGGGCAGAGGCACGTTTTTGCCAAACAGTAGCAAGCCCCAAGAAATAATAGGGCTAACCACATAAAGGAAAGCAAAAGCAAAAGCACATGACCAACCGATAGCAGGCCGCCAGCCGCTAACGAAGACATTCGCGTTCGCAGCTTCGATAGCGTTAACGTCAGTCTGTTGTTTGTCCCAAGCCTGAAGCGCATTGCGTAGCTCATCTTCTGCCTTTGCCTTAGCAGCCGGGTCAGGAATAAACTTATCCAGAACCTTTAAGCCTGCGGCGACAGCATCATCAATCCCGAATGCCATTTGCCAGCCTCTTGTTGTTTTCGATGAAGAAAGACTCTGTTACGCTGCCGGGGTTTCCCCCTAGCCGATAGTTCACGCTGTAAGCGCCAGAGCAATTAAAGTTAGGATATATCTGAGACGCAGCGTTATAGAACACTCTGTCAGCGCCCCATCCGTGGTGCCATGCGTGACCAAGCCTGACAGCAATCTCACGGCTTACCATGTAGCAGTTCGTGTCTACAAAGCCGCCAGCGCGTCCAATGCTCTCGCAGTTGTCATGGCAAACAAGGTCGCCATTCTTACGCACAATCTTTCTGAGACTATGCGCCCAATCTAAACCTTCACGGTCAATTATGTTACGCAGCGTTTCAATGTGGTCAGGATCAAACCAATTATCCTCATCCAGATAGCAGAGGTAATCGGTGTTAATGAGATGACCGACAGCAGCTTGAATGCGGTGGCCGTAATTGCCATTAGCGCCAGTATTCTCTGGCAGGCATAGAACGCTCATCCGATCATCTTCAAACTGATACAGGGCCTCATAGGCGGCGTTCTCAAACTGAGGCCCGTCAATGATGATCCAGAGCTTTAGGTCTTTAAAGGTTTGGTCGATTACAGAACCAACCGCATCTGCCAGCATAGGATTGCCGGTTGTCGGGATAACGACTGTGACGCTCACCTACATCCCCACCGTCTACGGGCAGCTTTTCCTCGCTCACCCTTCCAACCCTTAGACCGCGCACAGAACGATTTATGGCGCGGGTTCTTAGGGTCTTTCGAGGGAGCTTTGAGTTTGCTGCCGGTAGCGCGGTTATACTTTCTACGCCCCTTTTCAGTCAGACCACCGCCCTTGCTTACGGACAGCTTCTCTCCGCGTCCCACAGACAGAGAGGGGCCTTTCTTTCTAGCCATTAGCGCTTAGCCGTTCTTTTTGATTTACGGAAAGCAGAAGCAGTCGGCGCACCCTTGCTGCCGGGTTTACGCATACGCTCGCCACTGCCAGCTTTAATGCGCTCACGCTTGGCGTTGATGTTTGCGTATAGTCCGGTCTTAGCCATTAGACGCCCTCACCGGGGGTGAAGAAACACTCAGATGCAGCAGCGCCAATGAAGGCAATGTACATGTTGGTGTTAGGGGTAAACTGGAATGGTATCGTGTATACCTTGGTAGAGGCAGGAACCGACACCAAAGCATACGACGGAACCCCATTTGCAGGAACCGTACAGGTCACATTAGCCAGATTGCTAACTGTAAAATACACAGGCTGTCCAACGGTGCCGGTCGGCTGATGATTAGCCACCAAAAGCTGATTGCACGGGCTGTCAGACGTAATGGTTATGGTCTGGCTAGACGTAGTAGCGTTAGCTTTATACGTCTTACCCTGCGCTTGAAAAGCGATGTTATTACCCACGGCGAGGCTCCGGCTTGCTGGTTGGGCTGTTCTTGTAGTCGCCCTTGTTCTCGCCATAGCACCACATCGACTGATAGCCACCAGCAGGAGCTACGCCCGGTTGGAAGTAACCGCCACCGCGACCGAGAACAGTCTTAGGGGTTTGAGGCTTAACGGAACGAGCGCCGCGTGCAGGCTCATTAAGGTTCGTATTGTTGCTGTCCTTCACGGCGCTTCTCCTTAATCACAGCCGGAACGAAAACCAGTATAGCAAATCCCCCGACGATGAGTAGACGGTCTTGGGTGGGCGCATACATGGCCCAACATGATAGACCGAAAGTCATTACGAGAGATAAGAGCGTGAGAAGACGGTCGCCCAAAATGTTCATGGCGACGCGGATGACGGCAAAAACAGTCGCGTCCACAGATGTATACTCCCCGGTTGACGCGGCTACTCTGCATCATCTTCTATCATAAATCCAGAGCCGTATTGATCGTCGTTAATCTTGAGCCTAATCTTCTCAAGGTTAATCGCTCTATCAATGATCTTCAGTCTCAACTCTATATCCTCATTCTCTGAGGCCTTCAGCAGCTTAGACACAGCCGCTTCCAAGTCAGGGTTAAGACCGGGGTTTTTCTTCTTCATTGCAATGTACCGCGTCCGAGCTTGGTAGCTGCCCTCAGAAGAAAGCGCTGCAAGATGTTGCCTGTCATAGCTCTCGCAGCCTCAGCCTCGCCAAACCTATCCTGCACCATCTGTATCTGCTTCAGCATGTCGAAGTAGTTAACGTCATCTACCAGATTGTCCTTCCGCATAGCGTCAGCAATCTTACGCGCTTCACGCGCAACTTCTTCAGGCCGAGCCGCAGCCAGTTGCGTTTCAAGCATACGGTACTTTTCAGAGACTGCTTCCGTTTGGGCGCGTTCTGTCGAAACAGCACCACGTTCTTTCAACAGCCGCTTCTCAGCTTCAGAGGCGCGTTTCTCGCCAGCCTTAGCCAGTTCTTCAGCAGTCGGCACAGTTTCCTTCGCAGCAGCCTCACGCCGCTTTGCTTCTTCAACCAGCTTGCGGGTTCTCGCAGCTTCTTTCTCTAAGCCCTTAGCCTCGCCAAGAACTTCAGTCGCGGTGGTTTTTGCCACCTTCTGTTCTGCCTTAGCTGTTTTAACAGCCGTATCAGCCGTGCGGCGGGCTTTCTCAATCGTGCTAAACTCATCATACAGGTTTAGCTGCCGCAGAACGCCTTCGTTCTCTTTCAAGAAAGTTCCAAGCGCATCCACAGTTGGAACCTTGCCACGACCAAATAGTTCACGGTTTAAGTACAAACGTGCCGCATTCTGAAGGTCGGGGCTTTCAGCAAGCAACCGCACAAAGACAGGGTTGCCTTCTTTAGCACGCTGGATCACACGCCCTGCCACCGCCGCCGAGCCTTGCAAGAACTCTTGCGACAGAAGGTCAACATCAAGAGCCTGCCGCAAAGCACCTTTGCGCTGCACAATATCAAGCGGGCGGCTCAATTCGGCATACTTACGCAAAGCCTCACGGTATGGAGGGTGCGCTTTACCGGCAATCTTTTCTAGCCTGCTGCTAATCTCTGCCAGATATTCAAGCGCTTCCGCAGCATCGCCTTGTGTGCCGTTTCGATAGGTGATCTGCTTTGTCGATCTGATCTTGTTGAGATACTTACGCAGGCTATCAGCCTGAGCGATATTCAAAGCAGCTACGTCTTGCCCCCGCATAGGCGTTGCCAACTGAAAGTTAATTTCTCTCAGCACAGCCTCAATTTGCGGGTTACGAACGTCTTTCAAAACCTTGTTAATGTAGCTTTGAATGCCAGACGTATCGACAATTAGCTGCCTGCCAGCGCCTTTAATCGCTTCTTCAAAGCCAGCTTCTTGGCCGCGAATAGTCGCATACTTCTCACGCAACTGTTCAGCCGCTTGCCGAATGCGTGCGCCAAACTCCTCTGGCCGCATTTGCGGACGAGACAAAAATTCAGCTTCCAAACGCGCTACAGTTGTCTCAGCGTCAATCAACTGATCTGCTACACGGCCAGCATGAGCCGTAGCTTCGTCAGCTTTCATGCCTGTAGCTAGAGCGTCACGCTCTGCCTGCCGCGCAGCTTCT